CAGCCGCTTTATCCATCTGCTCATAAGCAAACTTCATGGCTTCGTTCTGGTAGAAGTTGTCGTTCTTCTCAATGAAATGGTCTTCAACGGATGCCCCGTCCTTCAGGTCTGAGGCATACACGTTCTTGAACACGCAGTCTGTAATGGTGAACATGATCTTCTGCCCAGGCTTGGCCGTGAACAGGGTAGGAGCCTCTATGTGGACAGGCTCATCGTTCTCTTCCAGCTTCACCAGCATTTCACCATCCAACAGGATGCAAAGATGCTCATACTTCTGCTTGTGGCCCAGCATCAATACACCAGCAGGCAGGCTCATTTCCCTGATGGCGATACCTGGGCCAAAGTGGTGAACCAAGGGGGCTATGGCCTGCTCAGCATGCATAAGCGCCTGTTCAACCTCTTGTGGAGAGTTGAAAGCCTGAATAGCCTTGGTTGCAGCCACTACCAGATCATTCATGAGATTACCCGGCCAGAGGCCCGGATGTTGATGGCCGATGCAGTTCCGGCAATCGTTGAAATGAAATCCCCCGAGTTCAACACCTGCCCCACCAACTCAGGGAAGGTATAGACCTCCGAGGCCAACAGGGTCTTGGTCTTGGTGATCAGGTTGTCGTTACCGGCAGAGCCAGCAGAGGTCACCAAGTTGACCGAGATAGTAACAGGGCTTGCCGAGTAGTTTGTGGCCGTGAATTTGTCAATGATGGTAGACACACCCGTAGACGTGTACTGGGTGGTCTGGGTGTTCTCAGCCGTCTTGGCAGGTATGATGTTAGATACCACAATTGTCATAATCAGTCCTCAATGCCCGTAGGGGCTATACACTTGGTTGACGGTCAGTATGACCGAGGGTATTCCTGGCACGGGGCTTGATGCGGCTTGAGCCAATATCTGAATACTGGTGTCGCTTACAGAATACATTAGTTCAAAGTAGTCATTAGCTGCCATTTCAACAAACAGGTTCCAAGCGGCCACCAGTTCCCCGTTATTGCCCTTAATCCGCACTTGGCTGGCCGAATCGGGGATGTCCGTGCCGTTTACTCGGCCCCATATGTAGATCAGGTGATCGCCACCGCTGGTGTTGTCCAACTGCACCGAAAACTGAAAGTTGTACCATCCGGGGGCAGTCACATATATCTGGCTGGTAGTAGACCCTCGATAGACGCTTTTCTGTGCCGACACCGTGTTGAAGGTCATCGCATACGCAGTGTTGATGGCGGCAGGGGTCTGAGTAGTGGTGTCGTAGAATGCCCCTATCCCAAGGTCGCCATTGGTGATTGTGGGAGGAACCAAGCCTAAGTCCTGAACCATGGAGGTTAGGTTATCAATGTTGGCCGACAACTGGCTCAGGCTTACGTCCTGAAGCGCCTTTTGAAGTTCGGTCTGGTTGGCCGCTATCTGGTTGAGCGCCACATCCTGAATGACCTTCTGAACCTCTGTTTGGTCATTAGGGGGCGAAAGATACGAATAATTGGCCTCATCCTCTACAGCCGCCACTTGGTTGCTCAGGGCGTTCACCGAACCGTCAAGGTTGGTTACCTGGGTATCAAGGGTGTTTACATCAACCGTCAGGCCAGCCACCGCCGTATCGAGGGCATCCACCTCAGCCTGCAACTCAGCAGGGGTGATGTCCGATGAACCACCGCCGGTCAACTGGAACAGGTTGTAAAAGAACCGATACCACTCCCGGCTCATCAACCCGTTGTTCTCAAGCACCGGCACCTGATTACCAGGGATGCGGGTCAGACTCATGAGTTAGTCCCCGACAGTACAAGTTCAGCCCCAGTAATGGTGATCTTGACTGGATCAGAACCTGACAGTTCATACACCCGATCCCGGAGCTTGGTAGCCATACCCAATCGACGCCAGATTACCCGAGTCCAGTACTCACCCAAGGCACCCATTTCCCGGTCGTAGTAATTCGACCATGTATGCCCGCCATCGTCTGACCAGCGGAGCAGCACCTTGGGAATGCGGCCATCGGTGGCAACTGTTACGCCGGAACTGTTGAAGGCCGTGTACCCAGTAGGTATTGAATATGACAAAGATGACGGGCTGAAATAAGCGTTTACGCTAAAAGGCGCAATGTCTAAATTTAACTCATTAAACCCGCCATAAACATATAGTTCGTTGTTGGGTGTAAAATCCCAAGCATGTCCCGTTCCGGCAACAGGATCTCCGCTCCAAACTCCATTGGAGCCAACCCACAGCTTGCCAGCATCAAAGTCTATGGCGACCATTACCCTGTCGTTTGAGCTGCCTTCTGCACGATTTATGCCTGCATCAATAGGGTTGGTAGAAGAAACATAAGCACCTGACCCATCATATTTTTGACCAACAATTGTTATTGGGGTTGCTGCTGGTGCGTTTTGAAACCCAACAAAATCAATAGCGCAACCTTCAAATTGTTTATTTATGGGAAGCGGAGCGGGAAAATATTGCGCTGGCTGATAAATAAAATCTAATCCACCTTCACACAAAGACAAATAGCATGTGGCTTGCGGAGAAGCGATATTGGCTTCTCCAGCATACCCATTAGCTTCAAAATATACTTTGCCATTTGTTTTAGAAAACTTGCTAACACCAAACTCATAATATGGCGGCCCAATTTGAGAGCTAACAATTGAATTTGCCCCAATGATTAAATCATTAGGGTTAAATCCAAGCGGTTGAAAATTCGGATTAAATTGGTTGTAAGTGCTTGGATTGTTTTTGTTCCACGCCTTAAATCCTGCTGGAATACTGTAAACAAATGCGCTATCGCCAAAATTGGCGGTAATTTTTTGGGTTGTTGATGACCCAGTTAAGGTTACATAAGCACCAACAAATGCTGTGTAAGGATATAAAGGCTGGCTACTCAAAACAAACAATGATGCGCCGCCAGTTGTTGTTGCTGGATTACCGTTAAACCATGTTCCGTTTCTGCCAAACCATACCTTGCCGCCCATAAGATTGCCAGTAGACCATGCGGCGTTGTCTCCGCATTCAACTGCCACCATCAAAACATCGCCTTGTGCGGCATCACCATAGGCAGATAAATCATCTTGGGTTGAGCCAACATTTGTTACTTCGTTTGCAATTACTCCGGCTCCGTCAGCAACATATCCAACACCGCATTGAGTGGCAACAAACCCAATGCGATCATTAAAGTTGTATATGCATTCGCCTGCGCCAATTTGCAAAACAACAGCAGGGTCTTTGACTGTGTAGGTCAACTCAAAATAGTATTTTCCATCAGCCCATGTTTTTACAGAGCGTGCATTCAAATAACTTGAAACACTTGTGCCATCATGCTCAATATCATGACCATTATTGGTAATCAAAATACCTGATGCACTATGGGCTTGTGACCATTCAGCATTGTAAGACAATTCAATTGATGGCGATGGCGGGATAGGCGAAGTGGTTGTTGACTCTATTGTCCTTGTGCCAGTCTCCAACTCCACCTGCAAGCTATGGTGAGCCGTCCGGTTCAAGTTGTTGGCATTGGGTGGCAACGCTCTCCATGACCGCACCCAACGCTGAGTACCTACGTCATCCTTGTAGTATTCAAGGTCAAACTCGTAGAGCTTCCCGTATTGGAAGTCGCCCAACACAATCGTGTTGTTGAAGTTGGCCTGACAGTTAGACCGATGGCGATTGTAGTGACCCTGCTTCCAAGATCCCCGCTCATGCCATTCGTTGGTGGCAGCGTCAAAGCACCAAGTGGCATTGGCTGACGGGAAAGACAGAACGTAAAACGTATGGCCTTCCTGCTGGTAGGAGTAGCCAATAGCATCCCCAACGTACCGATAGTTCTGCAATACCTTCTCGATGCCGTGGGTGGATACCCGTTGAGCGCCGTAGCCAGCAGCCTTGTAGACCATGGCGTTACCACGGGGATCAGATCCCAACCAAAACACCGTGTTGTCCAGCTTGGCAACGGAGTACGGGGCAGCACAGCCAATCTCGTTGAAGGCACCCTGAATACGGGCCAAAGGAAAATCGATGTCGCCGCTGTAGTACCAAACCTCCGTGGAGGTGGTGCCAAACATCCAGATTTCATTCCGGTTGACGATCAGGCTCAACAGGTTGTCAGGGTTGGCATCGGTGTAGCTAAACTCCAACGGGTCAACACTGGCACCATCCTGATAGGAGGTGATCCAGACCTTTTGGCTGTTGGGTTCGTTGAATACGAAGTAGCCGTTGATGAAGCCTACCGTCACCGCGCCAGGAAAGTCCGGATCGGTAATCTCGGCAAACGTGTTGGATGCCACGCTGTAGGTGTATGACCGTGGGTTGCAGGCCACAAACAGTTGGTCGCCGTTGTCGGACATGGAGACAGGGCCAGAACCCGATACCGCGCCCAACAAGGTAGCCACCCAGTCGCCATCAACCTTGTACAGTTCCACACCCGAAACAACGTACAGGAAGCCGCCAAACGTCCACAGGCCACGGATAGGGCCAGACCCTACGTCAGAGACGTACTTGTACCCAGGGCAACGGGTAAGGAATCCTGATGTCTTGCCACCCTCTGGCGTAGCCTCGGGGTAGAGGTTCATCAAACGGTTGTCGGCAGCATTGACCGACCGGGCTACCGCATAGCCGCCAAGAATCGGCGTCTTCATTAGTAGTTCCCTGCGTAGATGTTGAAGCGTTGACGGTTGGCTACTACCGAGTACGGCAAGCTCATTACATCGCCGGGGTTATTGATTCGCTTCAGATCCCGCTTACTGGCAATCGCCACCTTCACCACTTGCGGAGGCGGCTCTACCCCAAACTCGGGGGCAATCTCGCAGGCCAGACAGTACCGGAACGCCCGGAGGTAACCTGGGGGAAAGGTCAGTACCGTGTTCAGATCAGCGGCTTCAGACAGTGGTTCCACGGATACAAAGTGGAACTCCAATGCCCTTGTGGGCTTGGGATACACATAGACCTCAATGTCAGGGTAGGTCATGTTGATCCACATAACCTGCGGATAGGTCGAAGTGACCGTCTTAACCGCTATCCCGTTGTATTGGTCTTGGTTGATGATCTTGATGCCGTAAGACACGTTCGTAGACGGGTCACGGAAGTAGGTGCTGTCTTCCAGCAGGATAGGCCGCTGACCAACCAAGTCACCTGTAGGGCCGAGAGTCCGGCTGATGGTGTTGGCAGGCCATGTCAGAACCTGATCCTGCGTGGAGAAGACCGACAGGCGTTCCGTAGACCAAGAGGACAGCATCTGGTTCATGGCAAGCAGGCAATCGTTGGCGGTGTCAAACCCCACCGTTTCGCCTTCAGCCAACTGGCCTATCAGTCGTAGCGACCCTTCAATAAGTTGCTTGGCTGTATAGCTCATGCGTCACCCTTGCTGTTGTTTTGGTGGTCTACCTCGCCTTCTCACTTCCAGTTCATTCACAACAGGAGCCGCATGGGTATGCGTATCGGGATTATAGCGTACCCAACCGTTCTCTTCATCTTGGCAGGCTTCCATGTCGGATATAGCCACCTTGGTGCCGTGTCGGGGGTGCTTGAGGTAGATTGCGTACATAGTAAAAAAGGGGGCCGAAACCCCCTCTCCTTTAGTTGCCAGCCATGACAACCCAGTCCGTTCCATCACATACCAAGACTGCCCATGCACCCGCTGAAGCAGCGAGGATGGCAGTACCAGCAGTGTTGGTCGTTCTGGGCTTCACGTTGGAACCAGCAGAAACAACAGTGTACGTTGCCGACAGGTTCTTGATGACCAAGATTCGGCCAGTGTTGGCAGAAGCAGTGGGCAAAGTAACCGTGACGATAGCAGATGCACCGTTGGCGATAATGAAGTTTTCGGTGGCACCCAAGGTGAACGATGCAGTCTTGGTGACCGGAGCGTTCAGCTTGAGTTGGGTAGCCGAGAGAACAGTAAATGCACCAGTGGACGCACCGGCACTACCGATAGGGGTAGAGTCGATTTGACCGCTGCTGATGTACTGGTCTTCATAGGCAATACCGATAGACTTGGTATTGTAAGACATGACGTTCTCCTTGGAGAAAGGCCCCCTTTCGAGGGCCAATCAGGTTAGCTTACAGCGCCGTATTGCCACTTGGTGCCATCAGAGTAGAACAGTTTGCCCAACCCCGTAGCGTTAGTGGTCATGCCGAAAGAGCCAGCAGGGGCATCAGTCGTGGTGCTGTTTGCAGTGATTGCCGTGTCAAGGAAGTAAATCCCTGCGCCAGAAGCAAACACCAGCGTAGAACCACCAAGCGCCTTAGCTGCGCTAGTGTTGCCGTCAGATACTTGATAAGTACCGCCACCGTTAGGAATAGCCATTGTCGTAATCTCCTGTTAGTTAACCTGTTAGCCCCACATCCGGCAAGCCATCTGCGGTCTGATGACCGAGTAGCCATAGAGGACGTCGATACGGCAAGGCATACGGTCGTTGTTGATGTCGTACTGGCGAACGAAACGCATGGAGATACCGTTGTGAACCTGACGGGAAGCCATGTCTACGCCTTGTGGCAGAACAAGGTCAGCCGTAGCGAAGGTGATGGCATCTTTGTGGTACACAAGGTTCTGAGCGTACTGGCTGTTTGCGTTGCCAAGCATCGTGACGGTTGCGCCAGACTGCGGGAAGCTGTCAACAGTAGCCAGAGCTTGGCTGCTGGTGTAGATCGCAGGGCTGAACTTCAGAGTGCCGCTGGTAGAAGCCGTGAGGTCTTCAGTCACAACGAACTGCTGGAGTGAACCGGTTGATTGACGGGTTTGCGGGTTAACAGCATAGACGCTGGAGATCGTGAACACGTCGCCCACTTTCCAAGTCTTGCTGGAGCCGGTGAAGCTGATGCTTGCACTGGAAGCGCCTTGAGCGCTGATCGTGGTGCCGATAGTGATACCAGTACCCCAATCACCCGTGGTGTGGTTGACGATAGACTGAGACATGTTGATCTCGTCATAGCCAAGTACGCCCTGACCCATCATACCGGCCTTGAACTGGCGGCTGATCGTGTCAACGGGGTTGAAGAAGCCTTTCATGCCTTCAACAAGGTTGGCGTTGGCAGCAGGGTTTACAGTGGCGTAACGGGGAGCCATGCCAGCGGCGGCTTCGTTAAGCTTCTGTTGGCCTTGCAGCAGAACCAGTGAAGTAGAAGGGGTAGTGCCAGGAGTACCAACGGAAGCGTAGATGCTCTTGTAAGCATTGGCTACGTCAGCGTCGATAGAGGCAGCAAGCTGGCTTACGCGAGGCTTCAGTACACGCTCTGCGAAGTCATCCAACTGCATGGTGAGTTCTGCGGAGGTGAAGTTGATGCCGATGTGCTTCTGGTTAGCAACCGTCAGCGTGGTGTACTGCTCGTTGTCGTCCTGAACTTGCAGGGCGGCACCGTCAGTTACCAGAGCGCGGTCGGGCAGGCGGATACGCAGAGTGGAACCGATCTTGGCACCTTCAACAGCGAAGCTGTCGTCGTACTGACGGTTGACGTTGCGGGTGAGCACAAGGTTGTTTTCAAGGATTTCCAAAGCCTTCCTTGTGATCATGTCGATGGTGAGAATACTATTAGACATATGTGTCCTTTCAAAATTGTTAGCGGCGCTGCGCTTCGTACTTACGCATCTGGCGTTGACGCT